TATCAAACTACATTGGGAAAAGGAAGGCTTCAGCCGAACGAGGAGGGTACGACGAGATTAACAAGCCCTATGGGGGTTTTAATTATAGAGACTTCCCGCTCGACTCACACAGTAATAAACAGTAGGGGGTATTACTTACAAAGTAGATAGCTATACGGGTGTGTTGTGCGTAAATGTTTTGTATATTAGGGGTTATAAAGGTGTATATTATGGCGAATGGTACTAAGGGTAGGGGTAAGAAAGCTGGTAAGGCTACAACGAAGAGTTCAAAGACTAAGCAAGCTGGTATGAATAATCTTGTCAAGAAGATAAAGGTTCAACATTTTGGTGGTAGGGCTACTAGTGGTTCATCTAGTGCCGCATCTAGGGTTAGGAAGAGTAAGAAGAAGTAGTTATTCAATCGGGTTTAAGGTAGGAGTCTATGACTGAGAAGCAGTATTGAGTAATGAATGCTTCTGTTTCTTCATCTGGTTGTTTGATACCTGCTATTCTCATAGCCGCTTTAGTGGTGTGTACGGCTTCGTGTACTATTATCGGAGTGTTGGTAAGTTCTGTAAGTAGTATGACTATGTATGACCCTTCTTTTTCTGAAGATACCTGAATAGTCTTAGCTAGTTCCATTGGGTATAGTGTTACTTTCTTATCTAACCCAGTAGCTTGATTAAATAGATCGGTAATATTATCTCTATCATCTTTAAGTACTTTGATGACTACGTTGTATATGGGTAGTCTAAATTGGAATCTATCACTCATTTTTCTATTTCGTCTACTATTGTTATTAATTCTTCTAGGAGTTTTGTTTGAGCTTCTTCATAGTTCTTACAGTATGTAGATTGAGGTGGGGTATGTATAGGCTTATGGTATGACCCTCGGGCATATATTTTGTAGTTGTACTCTTTACCTATTTTCTCTATCCAAGAAGTGTATCCCCATTGCCGCCTAAACCAGTCAAACACTTTACAGTATGTTACGTTACTATCATACCCTAACCGCCTAACGGCAGATAGTTCATCACGAGTTATTACATCACTACTCATATCCCTAATTGCTTTAATAACTTCTTTAGTTCTGATTTGTTTTTTATTCTGCCGTTAAATAATGTTGTTTCATTAAATGAATCTGAAATTAAAATCTCGGTAATGTCGGATTGTAAAATAGTGTAATCGTCTTTAGAAAACATAACACTGTTTATAGATTTATAATCCGCATCTATCTCAAAACCTAAACTCTTAATATCTTCTGTGTCTAGGTATTTGACTCTGACTTCATTATAAGGGTGGTTAACATATCCTTTTTCAGGAACTACAGTCTTTATAAAATCATCTTCCGCCCTAATATCCCATTCTTCATACTCAAATCCAACATGAAACTCTTCTATTTCTGGTGTGTAATGTTTATCCATTCTCTTAACTGTTTTTATAAATACCTTTTCATTTGTCTTACTATCAAACTCATACAAGTCGGAATAACCATTACCCTTAAACTCTACTATCTGCTTCATTGTCTTTATGATTAACAGTATATGTTGCTTTGCTTTGAGAATGTATATTAAGGTTTCTAAGGACATAAGTATTGTCTTCGCTATACTTTACACCTCTTCGTTGTAAAACACGCTTTAAATGGCTTATTTTTAATTCGTCGTTTACAAACTGACCATCATCATTAAGCAATATCGATTCTTTAAACACGTGAATTGATTTAACATGCTTAATGGCAAACTTCTTTTCTTTATCTGTCCCTAATAACATCCTTTCATATTTAGTCGGAAAGTACTTGATAGTATAATCAGCTATACAAACGTTAGGCTTGTAATCATCGCTATATTGTTTATCATTGTTATTCATTGTATACATTGTAGTCTTAGCTTTCAACTAGTAGGATTTCCAAAGGAAATCAGTTTTGTTTAAGCTTGTTGTTAATGACGAACATTGCCCCCCTATAATCCCCCCACAAATCTAAACATTGAATTTCAAATACACAAGCATAAATATCAATAATGTAATAATTTTTTACGTTATTTATTTTTTTGTATATTTGAACAAAACCATTAAGATGGACTTAACTAAGTTTTCAGAAGAGATACATGAAAGCAGTAAACAGAAAGGATTTTACACTGGCGATAAAAAACAGCTAGGAACTATGCTTATGCTTATAGTTTCTGAACTAGGCGAGGCTTTAGAAGCTGACAGACATTCTCTAAAAGCCGATTTAAACTATTATGAAGGATTGTTGAACACAGGTCATGAATTCCAAATAGCATTTAAAGAAGCCATTAAAGATACTGTAGAAGATGAAATAGCCGATGCTATAATTCGATTGCTAGATATGTGTGGTTATTTCCATATTGACATTCAGAAGCATATCGATCTAAAGTTAAGATACAATAAGACTAGAGGATATAAACATGGAAAAAACTATTAAAAAGACACAGGCTAGTAACTCTCCGTATAAAAAATCGGAAAGAGGCATTGACTTCGAGGAAGTCACAGCTATAATAGGAATGAAGGATAGTGGTAGGGTGCTTTATCTTTTCCTGTTAGAAAACAAAGACAAGTTTTTAGCCCATGACGGTATAGCCTATATCAACCCAGTTGAATTGGTTTTTTACTTAAACGTTACAAGAAAAACTATATACAATGGTATCAACTCCATGATACAAGCAAACATATTAAGGCGATGCAACGTAGTAGGAGAATACTATTATAATTTTAATTTCTTTCCAAAATGATAGTAGCAAAGAGAATAACTGAAAAAGCAGTATGGATTAACGGGGAGTTAATGTTCTTGCGTAGCGATGGACTTTACGGAACAGATAAGCAAAGAGAGATACCTGGTGTTGTAAAGGGTTTGCTTAAACTATTAATGGCTGAAGTTGCCACAGAGGAAGGTCAATACGTAACGCAAATTAATGAAGTGTTAAAAGATTCTAAAATAAATGGTGCTTTAGGAATATGTTTGGAACTTTAATAGATATAGATACGGAGGGTAATATCCTTATGAAGGATAAAGGTGTAGCTTTGTTGCCTACCCTTTTTAAGGTATACAAAAATAAATATCTTGGCTCAAAGGCAGTTAAGTGGATTGTAGCCATGTATGATTACCGTTCTCCATATAGAGGTTTGCCTAAAGAGCAAAGAGAAACAATGGTAAACAATATGCTTTTAGAAAAAGATAAATGCACATTTAAAGAAAAGCCATTAATTATTGACGCTATAAAAGAGTACAAATCGATTAGTTATGACCCAGACTATGAAGAATACCGTTCAATGGTTGACAAATCTTCTGAAGTAATAAAGGTATTCAAACAGCTAAAGGTTAATTCTGAAAACATTAGTACAATAAATGATCTTCAAGTAGAAATGGGTAAGGCTGCTAAATCAAGAAGGGAGCTTAAAAACGCTATTATTAGTGAAATAGAAAGCGGTAATAAGATTGCGGGAGTTGGAGGTGATGATGATTTATCTATTTTTGAACAAGAAGAAATGTTTAAGTAATGATTGAAGGGAACAAATACAAACCTGTCATACACGATAAAAACTTAAAGAACTATAAAAAGTTCACGCCTGGTACTTTAGAGTACGCTCATTTCTGGAAAGAACAAAGAAAAAGAATTCTTAAAGGGTATAAACCAACTAACGGAACATGGATTCCTGGTAATTATTATTTCTATTTAAATTTTTCTAAAATACATGGACTTGCACCCAACGCTAGACGTAAGGGTATGATATCACCCGTATATCGTGACCAAGACCATGAATACTTTCAAGCGGTACATGATGCCAAAGAAAACGGGTATGGACTTATTGTTTTAAAAGCAAGACGGAAAGGGTTCTCGTTTATGAACGCAAATATTCTTTTACACGAATGGGTATGTTTTAGCCATAGTGAAAACGGAATAGGTTCACAAAAAGAAGACTATGTACTTGACTTTAAAAAGAAAATGATGTTATCTTATAATGAGTTGCCTAAGCAACTTAGACCAAAAGTTCTTCGTGATAATGAAGATATATTAATGTCTGGATATAAGGTAAAAGAAGACGGGGTTTGGGTTGATAAGGGTATGAAGTCAATGGTACACTTTAGGGTTATGGATAATCCTGGTGCTTTTCGTGGTACGTCTTTAAACTATATGGTTTTTGAAGAAGCGGGAGAGTTTTTAAAATTGAAAAAAGGTTATCAGGCAAACGAAGAATGTTTTAGGGATGGGGCTATTCAGTTTGGTACACCGATTATTGGTGGTACATCTAACCAAATGGAAATAGAGTCTGATGACTATATGGAAATGTTTTTAAACTCTGATAAATATAATCTTAAACCATTGTTTATTCCAGCATCAAAAGTGTACCCTGGCTTCTTTGATATGAAATACGGTGTATCTGATATTGAGGGTGCCGAAAAAGATATTGAAAACAGGGCAGATAAAAAGAAACAGTCGGGAGATATTTCTGATTTATATGCCTTTAGACAAGAAATGCCTTTAAAAGTAGAGCATGCGTTTCTTAGAACAGGTGGTTCTCCGTTTAGATTAGACTTATTAAATAAGCAAATAGCGAACATAAAAACAAATAATAAGTTTGACATAGTAAGAAGGGGTAGATTAGAATGGAGGAAAAATGAAAACGGTAAAGAAATATTTGGTAGCTATCCAGTATGGGTGGAGGATTTTGGAAATAAAGAAGATTACGAGAATGATGATAATCCGTTTCCTTTTGAAATTGTAGATATGCCTTTAACCGATTTAAAAAACGCTGATGTTTCTGCAGTCGATCCTTATCATATTGATGATGATTTGGAAGAAATAAAAAAGAATGGTAAAATATCAGAAAGACGTTCTAAAGGATGTATGTGTGTTTACAGAAGATTTATTAATGTAGAAACTCCTGGTGAATATCCTGTTGCGTTTTATACAGATAGACCCGAAAGTAAACAAGTCTTTTATGAAAACTGTTTGAAATTAGCTATCTTTTACGACAGTAAAATATTAGTTGAATACAATGATGATAACCTTTTTAAGTACTTTATTAACAATAAAGTATTTAGGTTTTTAAAAGAAAGACCAAGAAGTGCTGATAGTCCGTATAGTACTGTTACTAATAAATACGGTGTGCATATGAAGACACATCAAAAGAAAATGGTTACGGAATTATTAGACGAATACATAAAAGAACATTGGGAAGATATTTACTTCTTACCTTTGTTAAATGAATTGTGTGTTTATGGAACAGCCAATACAGATAGAGCAATGGCTTTTGGTATGGCTTTAATGCACGATGCTGATAATTTGAGAACGGTAAAAGCAAGGGAAAACGATAATGAGGACAATAAATTATTTATACCTCATTTTAAAAATGTAAATGGTAATATTGTATCAGTTAATGGTATTGAAGGTTCAAGCAATGCACCAACCTACGATTATAAATTTGATTAATAGATAGATGAAATTTCCAAAGCAGAATATTCCAGAAGAAAAGAAGACAAAAGAGTGGCACAAGGATTGCCTAGATGCTGTACTTCAAAATCACAAAGGCTCTAATAAATTTACTCAAGAGCGAATAAAAGATTATGAAAATTATTTGTTAGTACATGGACAGTTTGATACTAAACAGTTTAAGTACGTTACAGATATGTACGGTATAACGGCACCAGCTAGATTAGTAAACTATCCTATCATTATGCCTAAGATAGATTTACTAGTAGGTGAAGTAGTTTCTCAACCCTTAAGATGGAGTGTTAATGTTATAAACAAAAACGCCATTAGAAGAAAGAACGAAAAGAAAATTCAAATGGCGGCTGAAGTTTTGCTTAGACCGCACAGGAGAGAAATTGAAAAAGTTTTAGGTTCGGAAATTACAGACCAAGAAGTAGGTCAAGAAATTCCAGAAGATATAGAGTCTTTCCAAAACATGAAATTTCGTGATGCTGTAGAAGAACAAGTTCACGTAGGACTTCAATATGTAGCTCAAAAACAAAAACTTAAATCTTTATTCAAAAGAGGATTTTACGATTTAGCAATTACTGGAAAAGAGTTTTACCGAGTAATGGTTAAAAACGGAGACCCATACATAGAAAGGGTAGACCCAAGAACAGTTATATATGATGTTGATAGCGATAAAGAAACGTTGCAAGATTGTAAATATGCTGGATTAGATAATTGGTACACAGTAAACGAAATTGTAGATAGATTTCATTTAGAAGGTTCTGTAGTTGATGAACTAGAAGAACTAGAGAAAATGGAAACAGATCAAATTATGCAATTTAATTCTGCATATGACGCATACATGACTTCTGAAAGTAGAGCGTTAAAAATTCGAGTTGTAGAAGTAGAATGGAAGTCTTTAAAAACTATTAAATATAAAGTATCGCCCAACAAGTATGACGACGAGATAGACTATTACAAGATGGTCAAAGACGACTACATACCAAAGGAGGGTGAAAAAGTTGTTAAAAGAGTCATTAACGATATAAGATACTGTATACAAGTTGGACATAATATAATTTTGGAATATGGAAGAAAACCAAATATTGTTCGGTTTGAAGACAATTATGCAAACTGTAAGTTAAGTTTCTTTGGTGTTATACGAAATGCGTTTAATCAATCTACCTTATCTATTGTAGACAGTTTAAAAAATATACAGTTGCTTTACAATATAGTAAATTATCACATAGAATTGGCATTAGCTCGTTCAGGAGGTAAAGCTTTGGTTTACGATGTAGCTCAAAAGCCAAAAGGAATGCAATTAAATGATGTTCTTTATCATTTAAAAAACAGCGGTTTAGCCGTAATCAATACTAACGAAGAAGGAATGCAAACACGTTCTTTTAATCAGTTCCAACAAGTAGATTTAACTTTATCACAATCAGTAGGACAGTTAATTAATTTAAAAGTTATGCTTGAACAAACTGCCGATCAACTTACGGGTATTACTGCAAGTAGGGCGGGTATAACAAAATCAAGTGATGCTGTTGGTGTTAATGAAAGAAGCGTAATGCAATCCACACTTATTACGGCACCTTTGTTTGACATACACTACGAATTAGTTGGCGACACTCTTAATGCTGCTGCTAACTTATTTAGATACTGCTGGGCTAATTCAGATAAAATGATAAACATATTCGGTGATATGGGTATAGAAGTCTTTAAATGGAAAAAAACTTCTGCTTTAGATGAAATAGGAATTTTTGTAGAAAACTCAGCTAAGGAATTATCTAAAAAACAATCTATGTTTAGCATGATGGATAGAATGGCTTCTACTGGAAGTCTTGACCCGTTGTCTACAATGAAAGCGTTAAATGCCGAAAGTGCCGTTGAGGTAGAAAAGATTTTAACGGAAGGTATTAAGGTAATGCAACAAAGAGAACAGCAGAACCAACAAACTATGCAACAGATTGAATCTCAGAAAAATGAGATTGAAGCACAAAAAATGCAAGTGCCTATTGAGGTTGCTAAGATTAATTCTGAAACGGATATTAGAGTTGCTGAAATGAAGATTAACGCAGACCAAGGAAAACTTGACCAAGAGCAAGATTTTGAAGCAGACAAACAGGGTGTTGCACAACAAGATGAAATGGACA